CATTAGGTGATTGTTCTATTAAACGATCATATTCTGTTCGCATATTTTCAATCATATTTGTACCACTTAGTGTTCGTTCGGTAAGTGGGAGTGTAAGTTCGAGACGTATTGTTCGTGAAATTTTACCATATTGGACAGAGGCAACTCGATGACCTTCCATGAGTTCATTAATTTTAAGAAATTGCATGATCGTCGTCGCAATGGCAGTGATTAAGTTCAAACCACCAATAGCCGAAGGTACAAATGGCTGCACGGAAGGTGGAAATGTTTCTTGTGCAAAGTTAGCAGTACCTGTAACTGTACTTACAATTATGAGTGGTATAGTAAATTTCATACTCAAATTTTTATATGAACAATATGCCTGGTAGTGCATATACCTATAACACGCCGCGGCTTCACCCCAGGCCTTTAGTATTTTCTCCTGTTGTGGGTGCCATATTTTTGGAAGTTTCTTTTCTTCGTTCATATTAATAGATATGAATATTATATTTTTCATTCATTTACTCCTTTTCATAACCATGTTGGTTGTACCATTCATGAAGAATAAAGAGAACCTTGAGTTTTATTCCATTCTCGTACCATTCATATTTTTCCATTGGTCGGTAAATGATGACACGTGTGCTTTAACACAAATGGAAATGGTTGTAACAGGAAACAGTAAAGACGAAACATTCTTTGGACGTGTAATGGGACCTATATATAAAATGGATGATACAGAGGCAAACAATTTCTTAAAATCTATTTTCTTTTTTCTTTGGTTACTCGTTCAGTATAGACTAAACAGAATCGATTTGGAGCCTCTTCACGAACTTAGAAAACGGTTTGTTAAATAATATTGGTATATATAAAATGAAGATCAAAAACAAAACGCAACAAAAATTATTATTTATTGCGTTAATGGTACTCATTACTGTAATTGTGTATCAAGTATGTAACCCTATTGTCGTTAAAAAAAGAGTTGGTGTACCCGTGGGTGTCCCAGTAGAAGTTCCAGTACAAATACCAGTTGAACGAGAGTTTAGAAACCCACCAATTAAAGAGTATAAACCGGGGTACGTCCAACAAATGGGTGTTCTTGTAGGATCGGATGAAGAAACATTACCCTTATATGGTAAAGAAGTCAGGGGGCGTCGTGATCAATATCATTATTACACGACAACACCAGGTGATCAAGTATATCCACTCCCGGTAACTATAGATAATCGTGATTGTATGGATGATATCGGATGTAGAGAACTATATGGAAATGAAGCTGTTTCGGTTTTAGGACAAACAGGTTCATTTCAGGCGAAATTGTATAGAACGGATAATTTCTTTTAATTATTTTTTCTTTTCGTGTTCATATTTCTCACCTGCAACGGCATTGTACGCGCAACTACCTAAAGTCGCTGTTTGTGAACTCATGCAGCAACACGCGATAAGACACGCCAATACTAAATGGGGTGGTTTTGTTGGTAACATTTTAAGCATGGTGGAAGATGGCCTGTATACTAAGAAAAAACAGAACAAACAACATCCAATTGTAGAAGATAATTGTACAAGTGAACAAGACATTTATATTAAGTAAATAAAATTATATTGGTTAATATAAACTAAAAATGTTACACCTTTTATTTAAAATGGATAAAATTGCAATGCTTGCTTCACTCATAGTCATATGCGTTTCTCAATCTACAAGATGGGGTATATGTGGTAAATGGATTCCCAGTATTAAGAAAATAAAAGAAAATGAGAAATGTAAAAAAGCTACTATATCAGATGCCATTATTACAACTGTATGTTGTTTATGCTGTTATTTTGTTGCACCAAAACTTGCACCAGGCGCATTGGCCGGTGCAGCAGTAGGAATGGCTGCTGATAGTGCAATGAACTACGTTCCTATACCTAACTAATAACTAATTTCTTGGTTAATATAAATGAAGATCGATTTGTTAAAAAATGAAGCAAAGCGTCTTGGTCTTCGCGTAACTAAAAAAATTAAAGGGAAACGTGTTCCCTTGAGTGAAAAGGAAATTAAAATGAAAATTCAAAGACGGCGATCACCATCTTTGGAAATTCAGGTTCGTGAATCTAAAAAGCTTTTACGAACGTGTAAATCTCTTTTACGAACAGTTGAACCAAATGTTCCACGGGTTCGTCGAGTTTCTCAACCCGTCGCACGCGCACCACCTGTTCCACGTGCGCCACCTGTTCCACGTGCGCCACCTGTGCCAATTAAACGTGATCCACGCGCAAATTTAATGACTGCATTAAAAGCAAACCTTAAACGTCGTGGTCTTAGAGAAAAGATAAATCAAACTTCTTAGATATAATCTTTTTCGCACCTTCAAATTCTGGGTGACTCCATAAAAGCCATCTTGACCAAAATCCCGCGGTAAAAAAACCTGTTTTTGACCAGTTTTCTTTATCACTTCGAGTCACATCAAGCATATTTTTATGAACAAGTTTAGGATCTATCTGTTTTTGTACCATATGCGGAACAAACCCACCGTGTCGCGTTACGTATGAACGCATACGTAAAGGGTTTTTGTGTATCGTATAGTCTGAGTACCCCCTTGCTCCAAAATCAACTATTTTTCCGTTTTCAAAAGTAACTCTAAACTTTTTATCAATACGTGGACTTTTTTTTAAACGAACACGCATATATAATTACTGAATATATTTTTCGCCACGTTTTTTGCGTCTATATAACACAATTCCAAGTGTGAGGGATAATAACCAAGCTTGAAATTGTGATATACCATACGGTTCTTCGACCATAAACATTTATAGTATATGTTTATTGTTTATTTTGTAATTTAGCGAGCGTGTAGTGATGATATAAGTGTATTAAACTTATAATCAAAGAAACGAGAACAGCTGGGTTATATCTCGCCTTCTTGTTAAGAACGAGTAATACCACTGAAGAAAGAGCAATAAAAGTTGGTAAGCTAAATAATCCGATTTGAACATTTGTCAAACCGAGAAACCTTTTTTCTAATGTGTTGACTTCTGGTGTTTGGGTTGGTGCGTATTTTTCAAGTTTATATCCTGGCATTTATTATATATACACAAAAAAATGTGGATTTTCATGATACCAATACTATTGATATTGAACGATTATATTAAATCACCTATAGATAGATTGTATTTCCAAACACCTTTACGTCCACTCGTTGGTATACGAAACTCACTCGTAGACTTATTTTTTTATAAACTATATTACTCAGTCGACGATTTTACAGGACTTTGGCGGGTGCAGAAACACTTTTTTGATATAAAAACCGAATATGATACTTTATATAAAAATAAACAAAAGTATTATTTCCACGACCTTGATCCATGGTTTGAATATAATCAAAATTATTATTACTATAAAATACACGATTTTCCGAAATTATACGCATTTTTAAAAACTGTACCATGTGTTGATCATGCCATGATTGCGGTCATGGAAGGACCAATGTCTATACCAGCACACCGCGCCGAGAGTAATTTACAGTTACGGTACCACTTAACACTCGAAGGAACGAGTAATCTTACCACGGAGTTTGATATTCATCAACATAAATCTGGTGAAGATGTTCTTTTTGATCACGCACGGTACCATAGTGTTGATAAAACTGATGAACAAACGCGTGTTGTTCTTATTTCAGATATTAATCGATTCTAAGTTAAATGCGTTTTATAAATTTCCATGTATAAAATAATTCTGTCTTTATCCGATTGATTTTCTGCCCAATGTTTTTTACGAGCATTCATAATTATATGTTTACCATTTTCTTCTGTAACTTCACCTAGATCTATATGATGAAGTATACAGTTTTCTGGGCATTTAATACCTAAATGATATGTAAATATATAATCATCACCTACATAATCAACGTGTTCTTTGAGTTTTACACCCCCTTTCATTAATGAAAATCCCGCTACATGTATACCATCGATCGAAGATAAGAGTTTTGTTGTTTCGGGACATAAATTACAATTACTCGTAATGAAATTACCACCCCATATGAGTGGCCAACTTACCCATGATTCCTGAACATGATCTTGTCCACCTTTCAACCATCCACATTTACCGTCTGTGTATAACATCA